CTCTTAGTGGTCTAACTTTTGACGTTTCTGCAAAAGTTGATGGATCAATACTGTATTATGACTCCACATCTGGTAACTTTAAGGCAGATACTACAACAACTAAACTTACACTCGTAGATGGAGGTAACTTCTAATGGCTAACACGATAAGAATAAAAAGATCCACTGGATCATCAAACCCAACGTCATTAGAAAATGCTGAAGTTGCCTTTAGAGAAGGCGATGAAGTTTTAGTCTATGGTACGGGCACAGGGGGATCGGGAGGTTCAGCTACAAGTATTATTGCTATTGGTGGTAAGGGAGCATTTTTTGATAAAGCAACAGTAAGAGCAGCTAATTTAGTATTATCAGGACCAACAACAGGTAGTGACGCTGCTCCTACATTTAGGTCACTTGTAGTCGCAGATATTCCAACACTAACAGCATCCAAGATCAGCGATTTCGATACACAAGTAAGAACAAATAGACTTGACCAATTAGCAAGTGCAACAAGCACTGTTTCTGGAGTTACACCCACAGCCGATGCTCATTTTGCAACTAAGGGCTATGTAGATTCTGTCAGTGAGGGATTAGATGTAAAACAAAGTTGTCAGGTAGCTACAACTGCAAACATTACTATTGCAACTGCTCTAAATAGTGGTGATTCTATAGATGGAGTAACTCTTGCAAATGGAAATAGAGTTCTTGTTAAAGATCAAAGTACAGCTACACAAAATGGTATCTATATTGTTGGAGACACACCAGTAAGGGCCGATGATTTAGCTACGGGTGCTGATGCTGCTGGTGCGTTTACCTTTGTAGAACAAGGATCGACTAATGCAGATATTGGTTTTGTTTGTACTTCTAACAAAGGATCTGCTGTTGTAGGAACAAATAATTTATCATTCAGTACATTTTCTTCTAGCGGTAATGTAACTGCTGGAGATGGATTGGATAAATCTGGTAATGAATTAAGTGTTGACCTTAAAGCTAATGGTGGACTTGTTATTGAATCTACTGAAGTTGCTGTTGATCTTGCTGCTAGTTCTATAACAGGAACACTTGCGATTGGCGATGGTGGAACGGGTGCTACAAGTGCAAGTGCAGCTAGAACAGCTTTAGGACTTGCTATCGGAACTAATGTTCAAGCGTATGATGCAGATTTAGCTAATTTATCTGGTTGTCAATCTGGAGCTTCTGCTGCTTTAGCAGCTTTAACTTCAACTGAAGTAGCTATTCTTGATGGAGCAACAGTATCAACTTCTGAACTAAACATAATGGATGGTGATACTGCTGCAACATCTACTACTTTGGCAGCAGCAGATCGTCTAGTAATGAATGATGCTGGAACAATGAAACAGGTTGCATTATCTGACCTGGTTACATTCTTAGAAGATGAAAGTGCCTCTAGTTTTGATATAGATGGAGGAACATACTAAATTTAACCATCAGGAGGTCGAACAATGGCGAACACAATTAAATTAAAAAGAGCAAGCGGTAGTGATCCTGGAAATAGTGACCTTTCTGTTGGCGAATTAGCTATACGAACCAGTAATTGCAAGCTATTTAGTAAAAATGATGGAGGATCTGCTGTTGGTATAGTCGCTGGATCGGCTGATACTTTAACTACAGCAAGGACAATAGCTGGAGTCAGTTTCGATGGATCGGGAAATATCTCACTTAATAATAATGCTATTACTAATGGTGCTGGTTACATAGCTGATGTTGTCAGTGACACTTCTCCTCAACTAGGTGGAGACTTAGACGTTCAATCAAGCAAGATAACCACAGCAACTAGCAATGGTAATGTAAAAATCGAACCAAATGGTACTGGAGTTGTTGAAGTCAGAGGTGCTGGAGGTAATGATGGTAAATTGCAACTTAATTGCTCTGCACAAAGTCATGGAATAAAATTAGCCTCACCTGCTCACAGTGCAGGACAATCTTACACGTTAATTTTTCCAGATAATCAAATTGCTGCTGATAAATATATTAAAATAAAAAGTATTTCTGGATCAGGTGCAACTGCGATAGGTCAAGCTGAATATGCCTCACTTGATGCAAATGATCTAGGAGAAGGAACTATACCTGATGCAAGATTTCCGTCTACATTACCGTCAGGCGTAGCCGTAGCAACTGCAAATATTAATGATGATGCTGTTACCTATGCAAAAATACAGAATGTATCAGCAACGAACAGGATTTTAGGTAGAGATTCAAGTGGTGCAGGGGTTATAGAAGAAATAACTCCAGCTAATCTACGCACAATGATAAACGTAGAAGATGGAGCAACTGCTGACCAAACTAACTCTGAAATAGCTGCTGCATTGTCAGATCAAAGACCTTCTATGAAAGGTGCAGATTTTACTGATGATGGCACAGGTAGTCCAATAGTACATATAAAAGGTGATGACGGTAATCCTTGGGCCTTAATAATTGGGAATGATAGTTACTCAACTGGAACTCATGGTCTAAGAATTTATCTTGATAATAATGGAAGTGTGGATAGTAGAATAAGTGGTAATAGTGAATATAGAACTTGGAATATTAAACAAGATAATGGCTCTACTGTTAGATCATTAGTCACACTATCTAATGATGGTTCAGTTTATCTAAGACATCAAGGAGATCTTAAATTAGGCACTTCGAGTTCTGGTGTAAGTGTAACAGGAACTTGCACAGCAACTACATTTAGTGGATCTGGAGCTTCTTTGACTAGCTTACCTGCTGGAAATTTAACAGGTACACTGCCAGCTATAGATGGATCAAATCTTACAGGAATATCTGCTGGAGCAACAGGTGGTGGATCAGATGAAATTTTTTACGAAAATGGTCAAACTGTAACGACTGACTATACTATTACTAATGGCAAAAACGCTATGTCTGCTGGTCCTATAACAATAAACAGTGGTGTTACTGTCACTGTAGGATCAGGAGAAACTCTTACTATCGTTTGATTTATGAAAGCTATTATTGAAAAACAGTTAGTTCAATGGAAAGAAGAACTAGCAAAACACGTTGAAACTAGAAATCAAGCACAAAAAGTATTAGAAGAAGAAACAAAAACTATTTTAATGATTGAGGGTGGGATACAGGCGAAGGAGATGTTGTTGAGGAAGATCGAGCAAGAATCCCAGCCAACAGGTACAGTGGAGCTAACCCAAGAATCAAAGCCAAAGTCATCAAAGTAATTGGCACACTAAGTTTTAGGAGGATTTCTTTAATCATGTTTCAAAAAATTGCTAACGTCTTAAGTATTGTTTCTTTTCTTATGGTAGCTTCCATGAGTGGTGGAGCATACTTAGGCTACAAATATGTAACATCTGAAAATTTCAAGTCTCAAGTTATGAATGAAATTCTTGGTAATATACAGGGTTCGATGCCTAAAGTTTTAGATAATGTTATACCTGAGGTTACAGGCCCATCTATACCTATACCTAAAAAATGAATTGTTATTGGTGTGATACAGAATTAATTTGGGGTGGCGATCACGACACCGAAGATAACACAGAATATTCTGTGTTAACTAATTTAACTTGTCCTAAATGTAGTTCTTATGTAGAAATTTACAAACGAAGAGATGCCTACGATTGACATACCTCGTTTTAAAATAAATGAGATACAGATACACGAAATACCAATATGGAAGTTCAATAACCCCGTAGTAAATAACATAAACAAACCTGTTGTAGATATTCCAGGTTGCGTAAGAGTACATAGAAATAATCTAACTAGCCTTATTGACAACCCTAAAGATGAGTATGGAACATATACAGAATGTGGTAACTTCAGTATTCCTAGCTTTGAACCTTTGGAATATAACCCCAACGAATTTAAGTACACGCAAGCCGAAACCGCCAATCAAACAGAAGAGTTCGTACCACCAACAGTAGAACCTCCTAAATACGAACCAAAAAAGAAAGAAGATAAACCGCTTTTCGTTGAGTGCCCTGGGCCTAATGACCAAAGGGTAGGCCAATATGCTTCAGAGTTTAAACTGGAACGTGTATCAGGCCATAAAAGAAGCGAAGATGGTAGTAAATGTATAACTCTGTATGAAGACGTTAAATTCATCGAGCAATACATACCGAATCCTCCACAGCTTGTTAGCACTGCTGTTATTGCTACTGTTGCTGCCTCTACTCCACTATTGCTTAATGTCATAAAACCTCTAGTAAAAAATTTATTTAAGAAGCTGACAAAGAAAAAAGATAAGGTAGAATAATTATCCGTAGATAAGTGTAATACCCGTGACTTATCTACTGACCTATTTTTAGTTCGTGAGTGTGCGGTATAACTTGATTAGGTTTTGGAGCAATACGGACTCCTTCACATAATTTTGCGTACTCACTTTTAGGATCGAAATAAATTCCAGCTAACATCAATTCTCCACAATTTTTCAATCTTGCAATTTCATAATTAAGCATTTTTGCATTTAGTTCTTGTTTTTGTAGTTTTATTTGTGTATTAGCTGCATCGAGGCAAGAGTCTTGAAATCTTTTATCTAACGGAATATTAAATGTAAATGCAAACCCAAAGTTAAGTCCAAGAGAATCCTTGTTACCACTATAGTTATCCTGATAATAAAGTATGTTTCCTGGATTATCTGGCACGTTATCGTTATTAGCATCTGTGTTGTCGTACACAGGAGTTTTATAAATGTAGTCTTGTGGCCGTCTTTGATTAAATGTCGTGGTTACGAAAGGGCTAAATCCCATCTGTGGTCCAGAACAAACTATCCCATTTCCGTATTGATTTTCAACCATTGGACCGCCCAAAACCTGTGTGGCGAAGTTTGACACGCTCGATGAACTCTGGGCTACGGGTGCTGCTGTATTAGAGGTGTTAGCAAATACTGGATTACTTATAAGACTTATTGCGAGAAGATAGTTGTGGTATCTGTGACGCTTGTGCTTTCTATTGTTCGGGTTATATCTGTTACGGATTCCATTCCAGGTGCTTGATAGACTTCTGTAAATTGAAAGGCATCTCCCTGATTTGTTTGAGTCCAGTTTGGTCTTTGATCTAAATTTAATCCCTGCCATGTATGAGTAGTTCCGTTTATAGTTTCGCTGACAGTAGTAGCTGCTGGAGATATAGAAGATCCGTCATGTTGTATTCCTGATCCTGTGACAGAGTAGAGAAACCCAGAATTATATTCTGTTGTTCGTATAGATTCTGTAATAATTGTGGAAGTTTCTGTTCGGCTGGTGGAACTACCCTGAGTAAAGTTAGGCACAATAGGTACAGCGTAGCAAGGAGCAGATATAACAAAACCAAGAAGAAGTAGCCTCCTCATTCGATAGTGAGATCAACGACAAAC